GAGGTTGTGCTGCTCTCACAGCAGGGGAATGATGAGGGGGTGGGTCACAAAACCGGCAATCCACCATCACCATATAGACCCCCTCCACCATTTGGGGGCAGCAAAGGTGTTACACTGACTCAACTAGATATGTGAACAGGGGTTGACGCAGGGTGGGAGTAGTGATAGAGTAGCGACAGACCAAGGATACATCCCCCTGCCTTCCGAGACATAGAGACTACAACGACAATGGAATCCACAGAACAGATTGATCCGATCATCCCGACTTCAATAGAGGAGCAACGGGTAGCAGCATCAGACGATTTTGGAATAATGGAGGACCGGGAGTTTGCCATAGCACAGATTGCTGGCAGAACAAAAGAGCGAAAGATTGATCTCGATCGAGTACGAGCAAAGCCGGAGCAAGTTCAGTTACGGCATCGTCCCACGGATCTAGAGGTTGCGTATGAAAAGCGATTTGGGGAGTGGTTAGAAGCGAGGGGGAGCAAGGTAAAGGAGTTCAATTTACGAACGAACATCTTTGATTTTTATGTATTGAAGGATGGGCGGTATCAGAAGATCATAGAGTACAAGCGGAGGTTTTCGACAATGTCGAATCTCGATGATATGGGGGGTGTGATCATGAACTTCCACAAGTATGATGCAGCACTCCGGTATTTAGATTTGATACCAAAAGGTGAGTTCTTTTTTGTATTTGAGACTGATTCTGAGATAGATTTACATCGGACAGAGATATGGAGTATGGACATGCGGAAGCATTGTCACACGGAGTTAGCGTTTGACCTTATTGGCAGAACAGATCGTAATGACCCCTTGGATACAGGGCCGATGGTCTTAATGCCAAAGAAGCACATGACAATGATTGGGACCAATGCAAGCATTAGCACATCTTAGAAGCCAGAGTCGCAGGACCTTCATTGAGGAGTTTGTGGAGACAGGCAATGCTGTGGAGAGCGCACGGGAGGCTGGGTACTTCCATGGCGATGAGCGCAAACTCTCTCGGGTTGCATCGAGATTGAAGTATGAGTTACGCGATGAAGTTTCTGTGATGATGCGGGATCGGTTACGCTCAGTAGGACCAAGTGCAGTTGCAAAGTTAGAGACATTGATGCAGAATTCAATGAGTGAGACTGTACAGATGAGTGCAGCAAAGGAATTGCTGGAGCGGAGTCGAATACTAGAAGGAGATCAGGGGATCACCAAGAGCATTCCACAGTTGGAAGCAGAGTTGATTGCACTGGTCGGCAGAGAAGGAGCAACGTTGATGATGGCAAACATTCGGATACGCCGGACAGGTGAGAGTCCAGTATTGACCAATTAGAGAAAGATCGACATGGCAAAGAAAACAAGGGTGGAGCTGAACCAGATGAGTACCGGGTATCAACAGTTGACTCTAGCGAAACCGAAGTTGCGTATAGAGGACATCATCGCCAAAGGGTTACGCCGATCCACGGTTGTTTCAACGGGTACGCAGTCACAACAGGAGAAGAATACAATAAAGCTGAAGCCACAACCACTCAGTGATATTGAAGCAACTGCACAGAGGAAGACTCCACTAGGACCACAGAACTGGGTAGAGCAGGCTCGTAGTGGTGAGAAGGTGACAACGACTCAATGGTTAGCAGCATGGGCAACGTCTCCTCCGTCGGTAGCACCTGTTGTTCCCTATGCAGATCGACCTTCCGTGACCTCCGGTTCCCAACCTGCTAAGTTCTCTAAGAAACCGCCTCCTCTTAGTCGAGCAGGAAAACAGATTGTAAAGAAACAGGCTGCAATAGCAAAAGCGAGCAGTTTGGTTGAGAATGAGTATTTGGCTAGGATGGGCCACCAATACCATGAAGCCCAGAGGACGATGCTACAAGCTGGGATGCAAGCTGGAAAGTGGAAAGATTGGGAAGGCTTTGCATCGGATAAAGGTCGAAAACAACGATACAGGGCAGGAGCCCGTGAAGCATTAACCAATCTCGTCCGCGATCCAAAACTTCAGGAGGAACTGGCAACGAAGTGGAACTTGCCGAAAGAACAGGTATCTCAAATTGGGAGAGACACTCTAATCGGAATTAGCGAAAACCGCTATGCAGAACGGACAGATCCGAAAACGGGAGAAGTCATAAATGTTAAGAATATCGCGAATACCAGTGGCGATCCAAAGTCTAGAATCCCTGTTGGCTACCACAAAGGATTACATTGGAGTGATGAGGCTATGGTTGTTGCTCCAATCGCAACTCAACCTGAAATGACTAGAATCTCCGAGCGTGGAGAGCTAGACCTAACTGATCTCGAACATAAGGAACTTTCAAAAAGTGTAAAGCAAGGAATGGTTGTAACAGAAAATGTGGACCTTGCTCCGGAGAACAGCGATACGTATGACAGGATGCGCACAATAGCTAGAGGCAAGGAGAGAGCAGAATATACGGATCCTGTCCGAGACTATGATGCCGAAAGGGAGAGTGGATTAACAATTGAAGAAAAGACGAACAGATCACAGATTGAAGGACATGACACTACTGCCTCTTACCTTGGAAACAAACAGGCTGAACCACAAGGTCGTCTGAGTGTTGTTGCTCCGGGGCAGCCGAATTTTGACGAGGCGGCATACACGGCTCTAGTGGAATCTGACTATCAGGCAAATGTAAAGTCTGGGAGAGTGAAGAAGATGGGCGCCCAGCTACGTGCTTCCAAAAAAAGGCAGAGTGTTGAAAAGCAATGGACGGGTCCGACAGATGACAAGAACGTAGACCTAGCAATTAGACAGCATCTAGAATCACAGCTAAGCGACAAGTTAAGCAAAGGGAGTTCGCTACTCACCAATACAAGGGGTTCACACAAACTTGGGTCCAGTTGGGCTAATGTTGCAGTAGGAGGAGCGCAAGGAGAACTGACATCTGATGATGTAGCCTATCAGCAACAGCAAGCGGCAGCATCTCGAGAGGATGTAGGATCAGATGCGTCCTACGATGAGGATAAGCCTGATCCTAAGTCGCAACCAGAAGCGAGGTCGGTTCTTGCAAATGAAGCGACAGGCAACTGGGTCAAATCGAAAGCGCCCTCGCAAGGTGAAAACCCCGACGACTTCAGAAAAGTGAAAGGCCAATGGTATGTACGGGAAAGCTCGTATACCAAACGTGTAAAATCTGAGGTAAAGCTAGAGTCTCACTTGGATAAGTGGCGAGCGATGCCAGAGGGATCGGATAAGCAGGTTCTAGGACAACAGCTTCAGTATCATCTGCAAGAGGAGCAATATAGAGACGCACTGAAAGAGAGTTCTGGACTAACGCTAACCGAAGAGTCCCATAGTACACGGACAGATACGCCACATGGACAAGTGCTGGGTAAGTATTTTGAAGATACAATTGTAGAGGATCCGTTTACTGGAGAACAAAGCATTAAGAAGGTAGGGCTCTCAACAGAGTCTAGTGATCCTAATATCGTATATAACGAACGTCCTACTGCGGGTGCGGCAGCTATAACACGGGCCACCTTCGAGGCAGGGCCTGATATTGACGAGGAGACGGGTCGTCCAGGGGCAAAACCAGAACATCGGATTAAAAAACCTTTATCGTTTCTACAAAAACTAAAAGTAACCTTGCAACAGTTAGGTGCTAAATATGATCCGCGATATACGGATCCCTCGGGGGCATTGAAGAGTCTAGAAGAGCCGTACCCTTCCGGTGGTGAAGTAGGAAACCCCAAAAAGCGGGCATACGATCAGAGACAGAACGTCTTAGCCCAAGGCTCCCTCATCTCCTCTGGAGATCGGGTTCCTCCCGGGCAGGTAAGTACAGGGGAACACCCATCGAAATACGTTGGAATGTCTGAGGAAGCCTATCGACAAAATCCACCTCCAGCATTCCTGTCAACCGATCAGTCGTCTTCGGATGGCCAAAAAGTGAAACCGAAGTTGCCAGTTTCAGAATACAATGTCCGCGCAGGTGGGTTCGTCGTCCGCTCCCAAGGAGGCAAACCAGAAAAGTTAGTAAAAGACAGACTGCTCACCGGACGTAAGGTCCAGATCGTGAATCCAGAAACTAAGGCGAAAGTCATTGGATACGATATTAGCGGCGGCCAGTCAGAACTAGGACTGGCATTGTCTAATGAATCAGAAAAGTCTATGAAAGCGGCAGCGGATGTTGAAGCGCAACAGTTCCGCTCCACTCATGGCATCACATCAAATGCAGAGTCTTTGACACCAGAGCAACTGTCGGAGGTTAGGGCAAATAAGAACATCAAAAGAGTAATCGGAGCCAAATTAACAAGAGAGGGAAATTCTCCCAACCAAGTAGGAGAAAAGATAAGTACGCACTTATCTTCCTCTAAAGCAGATCGGAGATCGAGCAGGGCAAAACAACTACTGAAACAACGGGCAACAAACCAAGTAGGGAGAAAGATTGGGAAAGCATTAGGCAAAGTCCCGACGGTTACTGCGGGAGCAATGCCCTATCTATCTCTGCTTTCTCTTGCAGGGCCAGCAGTTCGAGTTAAAGAAGCAAACGTCGCAGACTTTAAGGAACAACAGAGTCGTGCGATCCCACCGCAGCTACGTCCTACGGATCATCCGTTTCCAAAACCAAAGATGAAGTCGTTTACGATGTCTGATTATATGACGCAGTATGCCCATGAAACATTCGATATGGGTACTGGCGAATTCCCGTCATTGATGCAGAAGCGGAAACAGGCAAAGTCTAATACGTACTCAATCTAGTCTCTGTGGAAGATAGTTCTAAGATTCAGAAGATCCTGAAAGTAACGGAAGCCTATGCAGAAGCTATAGAAACAGATAGACTGAGTTACTACAAACCGTATGAGTATCAGAATCGGTTCCACTCTGCACGGGATACGGAAGGTCGTCTAGCCCGTCAGAGGTTGTTAATGGCCGCGAACAAGACAGGGAAGACCTTTTGCGGCGCAGCAGAGATGGCAATTCATCTCACAGGCGATTATCCTAAATGGTGGGCAGGAACCAGATACACCCAACCGATACAAGCATGGGCAGCAGGAGACACATCGCAGAATACCCGGGATATCGTACAAGCAGAATTGCTGGGAGAACCGGGAGATGAAGAAGACTTTGGGAAAGGCGCACTGCCAAAGAAGTCTATTGGAAAGACAGAACGTCAACCGGGGATCCCGAATGCGTATCAGAGTGTATTAGTAAAGCATGCCTCTGGACGTAACTCTAAACTCTACTTTAAGAGTTATGAGCAGGGGAAGAAGGCGTGGATGGGTAAAGCTGTGGATGTGACATGGCTAGATGAGGAACCGCCACAAGAGATATACTCACAGGCATTACGGGCAGCATTGAAAGGAGGAGGTCTTGTGTATATGACCTTTACCCCTGAAAATGGAATGACCAATGTGATTGCCCAGTTTCTTAACGATCTTCAACCTCATCAGCAGATATATAATGCCACTTGGGACGATGCACCACATCTGGATGATCAGATAAAGTCGGAGATACTGGCAGCACTCCCAGACCACGAACGGGAGATGCGCTCGAAAGGGATCCCGGTACTTGGTAGTGGACTGGTGTTCCCGGTAAAGGAAGAGGATGTCAAAAGGGTATCCTTCTCAATTCCAGATCATTGGAGTCGGATTTGTGGGTTAGACTTTGGATGGGATCACCCTACCGCAGTTGTCTGGCTTGCACATGACCGTGATTCTGATGCAGTGTATGTGTATGATTGTTATCGGAAGAGTGCAGAGACTCCGATTGTTCACTCTGCTGCGATTAAGACCAGAGGTGCATGGATACCAGTGATCTGGCCGCATGATGGATCACAACATGATAAAGGATCTGGTGTTCCACTTGCAGAGTCTTATCGGAGACAAGGTGTGAACATGCACCGGAAGCATTTTGAGAACCCAGAAGGAGGGCAGTCAGTTGAGCCGGGGTTGATGGCAATGCTGGATAAGATGAGGACTTCGAGATTCTTTGTCTTTGAACACTGCACAGAATGGTTTGAAGAGTTTAGGATGTACCACCGCAAGGATGGAAAGATTATGAAGTTTAAGGATGATCTGATGAGTGCAACCCGCTATGCCGCACAATCACTTCGGTATGCCAAGACTGGAGAGATGAAACCATTCCAGACCCATGCAATTGGGACACAAGCTGGAGAATGGCAAATGTTCGGAGATCAGTTATGAAGCGATTTAAGACTAGATATGCAGGGACCGAAACCAGTCCAGCGACAAATGCTCCTCCACCGAGACATGGATACAGTGGAGTTCAACATGAAGTGATTGATGGAGATAGCGTCCGGATAAGAGAGGCGGCCACGATGCTCTACAAGGGGGCGAACATCTCTCCGGAGCAGAAGATCATAAACGAGATTAGGTATAGGGCTAATTCAGTGTCGGATGAAGAGAAGTTAAGACTGGCATTCGCTAGTGCAACTACGTCGAAGAACGTCGAACAGTACAACCATGGATACCCCGAGACAAGTGCCGCGGCACGATTCAATGCAGAGAGAGGTCTAAAGAAGGGGGATGAGAACTACGCGAAAGTAAGGTCAAATCCCACGAATGAAGTGCGTATGTCGCTAATACAGTCATTTGAGTATGATGAGGTTGGTGGCCCAGCCGCGACATCGTCGCTCACAAACATATTAGATAAACATCTGAAACGAGAGCCGGACACTTCGCTAAGCAAGAATGCCGGGATACAGACGATTGATATCACCTTGTCTCCACCGGACGGGAATCAGCAAGATCACTTCCGACGTCCGCTACGACATTTCTGGCGGCCGTCGCCAACGAATAATAAGAAGTCAATATTGGTGTCTAAGCAACTGGTCTCTGAGGGTCATGGGCTTGCACCTAATTTCCGGGGAGGAGATCGCACACATTACGCGAAGGTTAAAGCTTCAGAGGTATTGTCTTCGGAAGAAGTTCGTGCAAAGCGTCAACCTCTACGAAGTTTATTACTAAAGTCTGGCAGGGATACAGTCCCGGGACAGGGACACAAATTAAACTAATGTTATTTGTAAGACCAGTACGCGGGGACGAAGACCGTAAAAAGCTAGTCCGATGCTTCCAAGAGATCAGAGGGTCAAATGCAGAGTATCCCATGTTCACGTCGCACATGATACTGAATGGGGAAGAGCTGATCGGAGGATTTGCGCTAGAGTCTCCAACCATTTATTGGTGGATGGATCCGCAGAAGGCTAAAGCCCGACATTCGGTAGAAGCATTTTGTTGTATGGAATCACTAATGGCTGATCGGGGGCATCGTGCGTATGTGATCCCTTGTGAAGAGACTAGCCCATACTATAAGATGCTAGAGTCTCGGTTAGCTCCGACTCACGGAGCAGAACAGAGTGAATGGTTCAAACTATTTATCAGAGATTTAACCTAATGGGTGCAAGTGTAGTAGTTGCCGCGTTCATTGCTGCGGCTGTCGCTGGACAGAGACAAGTAAATATCACTGCAAACCAAAATAGTGGTGGTGGTGGAACCCAGAGGAAGCCTGACCCTGTGAGAAGTACAACAGCAGCACAAGACATGGAAAAATATGGGGAAGGAGGAAGTTCCAGTATTGGGGCGCACTACCTTGGTGGCAGAACCGGATTAGAGGAAGGCCACTCCGTATTAACACAAGGACGAACAGCAGGACCCATAGCACCAAATAAGAAAAAGTTAGCACCATCGCTAATCTCTTAACTCTATAGATCAGGAGGATCAATGCCCATTATAAACGCAATTGCCGATGCTTGGCATGACTCTCAATATCAGGATGTGGGGGACCCCCCCGCTCTGCCAGAGGAAGACGAGTTCGGGGATAACAAATCTGTCGCCCCAAGTCAGACGTACATGACTGCTCGGCAAGCACCTCCGGAGAGTTCAATACTGACAGCGGACAGATCGGCATTAAAAACCAATAACCGGAGAAAGGGTGTGTTGTCAGCCTATGATCCTGCGTCACTAAGCTAATGGCTATTGATACGGGTCCGGAAGCCACACTGTCCGGGCAAAGTCCATTTGGAGCATCTAATCTTGCCGATGATCTGGTTAAAGAATTCCAGAATCTGAAGACCGAACGGTCATCTTGGGAAGCATCTTGGCAGAGGATTGCGACACTCATGGTCCCCCGAAGAGCAGACTTTTCGGGAACACGGCCAAAAGGAGAGTTCCGTAGAGGTGATATTGTAGACTCTACCGCAGTCCGGGCATTAACCCGATTCTCTGCAGGTCTTCATAATATGATGACACCTGCGGCGGCTCCGTGGTTCATGCTAAAGCCGGGGATCCCCCAGTTGGCGCAGGATCGGCAGATCCAGTTATGGTTAGAAGAAGTCACAAGACTGATCCAAGCACACTTTGCATCACCTCGATCTAATTATCATCCGGCGGCATACGAGTATTACACAGATTTAGGAGCATTTGGTACTGCTGGCATGTTTGTAGAGGATGTTGCAGGAGTCGGCCCCTATTTCCGGAGTTTCCCTTTAGCACAAACTTGTTTTGCAACAGATCGCAGAGGACGGATAGACACAGCATTTCGGGAATACAAACAGACGGCAAAAGGATTGATTGAACAGTTCCCGCCTGAGTTTCTTCCTGAAAAAGTGATAAAGAACATGGAAGCGGGGAAACCGTATGAAACCTATGAGTGTGTTCATATCGTTAAACCGTGGCATTCCCTGAAACTGGGGAGTCCGCTACAGATGATTCAAAAGCCATACATATCTCTTCACATCATTCTGGATCAGAAGCATGTTTTGGACATCGGAGGATATGAGGAGTTCCCATATATTGTAAGCAGATGGGCAAAAAACGAGGATGAGACTTATGGACGAGGTCCAGGGAATGATGCCATCCCCGATTGTCAAATGCTACAAGAGATGGAGAAGACCTATCTGAAAGGACTTCAGAAACAGGTTGACCCACCATTGACATTACCCGATGATGGGTTCTTAGGTCAGATAAAAACATATCCGGGCGCGATCAATATCCATAGAACAGGATATCTACAGAAGGAAGTGATCGGAATGATCCCGATGGGACAGCCACAATATGCAGATGAGAAGATGGCGCAGATCAGAGCATCTATCGAAAAAAGTTTCTATCTGGATATAATTGAACTACCCGGGCCGACAGCACCAGATGGTGACGTCTACCGTTTTAGTGCAACTGAGATAGCCATGAGACAACGAGATCGGCTGGCAATCATCGGCCCGATCGTAGCAAGACAGGAATCAGAATACCTGAGTCCTCTGATAGAGCGGACATATAAGGTGATGGTCCGAGCCGGTTTGATACCGCCACCTCCCGATATCATGGGAGATATCGAGTTTAATGTTGAATATGTTAATCCAGTTACCATATCCCAGAGATCCGGGGAACTGAATGCGATCAATCAGTTGGTCCAGTATCATATCCCGTTAGCCCAGATAGACCCGAATGCCTTAAAGCGATTAAACATCCAGAGGATCACTCAATTGGCCGCGGACATACTTAATGCACCACCGAGTACCGTATACACAGATGAGGAGATGGCTGCGATTGCAGAAGCAGAAGCACAACAGGCACAACAGCAACAAGAGATGGAAGCCGCCGCAGCAGAGGCAGAGAACGAAGAGAAGCGAGCATCCGCAGAGCTGAACTACACTAAAGCAGACGCCGCTGCCGCCGCATGAGTATAAACGACACATGGGATCGGCTAAAGGGTCATAAGCGGTCACTGCTGATATATCACAATCTGTTTGACTCAGAAGAGGGCCGGGATGTCTTAGCAGACCTAGCTTCCCGGTTCCGAGTGTTTGGAACAACTTTTGATCCTGAATCTGACCGAGCCAGTGCATTCAATGAGGGTGCGCGTAATGTGGTTCTGGATATTATCAAACGAGCTAGGACGTCTCCTGAGACAGTTCTGGCAAGATTAGAACAAACAGAGGCACATGACCGAAGAAGCGATATCTGACACTCCATCGGAAGGAGCAACCGGAGAGGCACCAGCGGAGATGTCCTTTGATCCTAATGCGCTCCGCGGGGAGTTAGCGCATGAACCGTGTCTTAAAAACTTTGATACGGTGGATAAACTAGCAAATAGTTATGTCCATGCTGTAAAGAAGATGGGTGCGCCCCCAGAAAACTTTTTGAAGATTCCATCGAAGGAGGGTGAGTCTTGGGATGAGATTCACCGGGCCATTGGAAGGCCCGAATCTGCATCAGATTATCACTTTGAAGATTATGCCAGTGACGATGGTGGGCAAGTTGACCAGTTTAAAGATTGGGCCATGGATTTAGGTCTGACCAATGACCAAGCACATTCGATTCTCGATGAGCTAAATGGGATAAT